GGTTTAAAGATGAGAGACACAAAATTATTAGAACAATACGTAAAAAAAATAGAATATAAAACAAAAGAAATGATGCTGTTTAAGCAGCTAAAAAAAGAAGTACAAACAAATGCTCATGGAACTAGAGAATACGTTATTAAAAAAGGTATTAACAAAGGTAAAATTGCTAAATGAAAACATTATTTATAATTATATTCTGTCTGTTTTCTACTGCGTTATACGCAGGTAGCACTCAAACTAATACATCTGGATCTAACACAGCAATTGAAGGTGGATATACAGGTGGAGCAACTACATACGAATCTGGGTCTACCAGCACAACAACTTCAACAAACAGCTCTACATCAAATATTAGATCTGCACCTCCTACTGCATCAGCACCCTCATACAATAGTATGACTCAAGATGTATGTAGTACAGGAGCTTCAATAGGAGTTCAAACATTTGGAATAGGTGTTAGTGGTGGTAAACATTTTATAGATAAAAATTGTGAAAGATTAAAGTTAGCTAGAATACTTAATGACTTTGGAATGAAAGTAGCAGCAGTAGCTATACTTTGCCAAGACGAAAGAGTATTTGAATCTATGATTCAAGCTGGTACGCCATGTCCTATAGATGGACGTATTGGAAGTAAGGCTATGGAGTTATGGTCTTTATATGATCATGAACGACCAGACTATAAAACATATGTTAAACGTATGAAGAAACGTGAAGTAATAGATAAAAAAATACAAATTCAAGAACTTAAATTTATAGAATCTAAACCAATTCATGAACCGAAAAACTAATACAGCTTTAATTGCATTATTAGGAACTATACTTATGGGACTAAGTACATGGGTAGTTATTACATTAGTTGAAATACAAGTTATAGTAATGATGTTGCAACAAGAATTAATGGATTTAGACAAAGTTATAGGAAGAATTTATCATCACATGGATAGGTTATCTAAATGAGATGGTGGGGATATATATTGTTAGGTGGATTTATATGGTTAACTCTATCTTGGTTTGCAAGTTCTGTTGGATTAGCAGAAGATAATGACACAGCTTTTACTACAAACATATTACCTAATGCTGGAACAACTAAATCAAACAAAAGTAATTCTACTTTAGATGGTGTACAATCTGGATCTACTGGTGCATTAACTAATGGCAGTACACATAATGGATTTACAATAACTTGTGAAACACAAGTAAGTAATGCTTGTGGTCAAGCTTTTAGTAATGAATTAGAAGCATCTCACGATATGACAGTTACAGCTACTGGAAGTTTAGTTGGAATAGAAGGTGACAGTACACCAGATGGTGTTACTCATACTTCTACACAAATAAAACTTAATGGTGGAATTAATTTAAGCAGCTCTATATCAGTACAAAACTGTGAATGGAGTGCATCAGCTTATCAATGTGGTAATTCTGTAGGTGCTGTTGATTCTTATACTGTTACTATGAAAGTTTTAGATGCAGACGAAAATGTATTAGCTTCATCTACTCAAATAAGAACAACAGATTCTGGTTACAATCTTAATGCAGGATCATTTGATGATAGTTTACATTATAATGGAGTTCATGCTAATAAATACGAATGGTCTTGGACAGGAATTGATGGATCAGAAAGTACAACATCAGCTTTGCGTGGGCCAAACTTATTAGCAGCTGAAATGATTTTAGACTTTCCTGTAGAAGATTATGAACCTTTATCTGCACAAGAAATTAAAGATATGAACGAAAGTTTAGGTACTGCTAATTTAAATGAATCTGAAATATGGAATGTTATATCTGGATTAGAAGAAAGTATTAGTGAAAAATTAAACTTAGAAACTGGTGGAGCAGTTACAAGCGTAGAACTTACAGAAGAATTTAAAATAGTTGTATACACAGCACCAGAAACTAAACCTAAAGAAGTTGCTAAAGTACAAGAAGTTATACAAACAATGAATAAAAGTAAAACTGTAGAAACTTTAAAACAAGAAGTTATTAAAGAAGTTATTAAAGAATCAAAAGCAACACCTACAGAAGTAGTTAAGAATAGTTCTAAACAAGAAGTAGTTAAGAATGGTTCTAAAGAAAAAACAGTTAAGAACAGTTCTAAACAAGCAATAAAAGAAAAAACTGTAAAATCTAAACTAGCATTAACTATGGATAAAATAGATGCCAAAGTTAAAAATCCTGTTAAAAATTTACAGCTTAAAAATCTAGTAAAAATAGATGCTATGACAGAAGCTCAAGGATCTTTAGCTAGTTACAATATAGTTTTTTATGTTCCAAAAGATATTTATTTAAACCAAATTAACATTACAGATAATAGATTAATATATAATGGTGTTCAACTAATCAGTTATATAAACAATGATACTATTGGAATTAAAGAAAGAACATTAAACGAACTAAACATAAACAAACAAAGAATATTAATAGAACTTAAGGAGTTACAAAATGGATAAAATTAAAAGTCAATTAGCAGGTATAGCAGCACTCATTGGTGTACTTGTAGCTATTGGTGGTGGTTTTGTAAAATATGGAGAAATTATTACTAAAATTGATGTATTAGAAAATGCATCTAAAACTGTAGATTTATCTTTAGTTGCTGTACTAGAAGAAAAAATTGCACAATTAGAATCTCATGAACATGAAGTTAATCATGGTCATACTTCAATACTAATTAATAAAAAAGAAATAGAACTGTTGAAAGTACAATTGCAAGAATTAAAGATAAGCTCATCAAATCCATTATCTCAATAATCTCTTTCTATTATCATTTCAATAAAGTGTATAGCTTTTAACAAATCATCTTTACCACCTTTGTCCTGGTGCCTAATTATATATTTAATTGCACACCCTTCAGGAAATAGAAGTTTGTTTTCTACTACAAATTTACTTGGTTGAATTTTATATTTTTGGTAGTGACTACCTTTAATCTGTTTGTTCCAAACTTTGCTCATTAAATGTTAACCTGTATTTACCTTTATGTTTATATTCTTTTCTTGGTTTACTCAACACTCTATGTTGATCTTCTTTTAAAGCATATAGATCTAACTTCATAGCAGCAGTAAATTTTCTACAAGCTCTTTCAGGATCTATGTCTGCATAATGACATATAGTTCTAAAGTCTATTGAGTTACTAATAAGCCACTCTATAGCACTACGTTTATCTATAATATAATATTTGTTTAAACCATCATACATTGCATCATGTATTGCCTGATTAATAACAGCTCTAAATAATATTAACTCAGGACTTTTCATCTATAACTTCATATGTCATTCGCTGCTCTACTGAGTCAGCTTCTTGCCAGTTTAAAGTTGTAGAATCTATAGCATTTAAAATTTTTAATGCTTCTTCGTCTGACGTTGCATTGACAAATATTTCTGTATAAGCAGGAAGTATAACCCATTTCTTAAACTTATAAATCATATATTGTTTTTACGTCTACTCGCTTCTAATGTTCTAAAGAGATCTATAATAAGACCTTCTTTATCACGTTTATTTTCTAATGTAGAAGATTTAACTTCTGCTTGAAACAATTCATCTACTGCAGATTTATATGTATCACTTGCGTAGTAAGATTGTTCTTTAGCAGATATACTTTTATCTTCTGAGTTACCAGTTATATGTAATGCTTTTTTACGTTTAAGTAATCTATCAAGATACTTAACATTAGCATTAGCTTGTGCATTACTCTCATCTGTATCTGAAAGAAATGTTAGTGCATCTTCTAATCGTTTTTCAGTTATCATTTTTATCCTCAGTTGGTTTACAATATGTTAACATAACTTGGTATTCTTTAGTATCTATTTTATAAAATATTCCTACACCTTGTGTATCTTTGTAATATAAGTTTTTTTCTATATATTCTTCACAAGTTTTGTAATCTATAAATTTTTCTTTAAGAATATATTTCATTGTTAATTTTGCAGGATCTATTTCTGTTGGGATAATTAACATCATTAATAATTCAATCATAAAGTCCTTATAAATAAAAAGGCACTACTATGGTGAACAACCTTGATTCCATAGCAATGCCTAGTTTTCTAACTCAAGGGAGATAAGAAACTGTTAAAATGGTACATCGTCTTTTAGTATCTCATCGACACTAGAAGCTTTTGCATCTAATACTTTTCTAACCAAATTGTCTATTTGTTGAAACTCTGATTCAGTTGGTACTTTGCCACCTGACATATAAGACGCTATAAGATTACTCATAGTTAATCTATATTTTTCAGAAAATTGGTCCGAAGTATTTCTTGGTGCATAAGAATTGTTTGCAACAGCAGCTGCAGGAACAGATCCTGAATTATCAGATACTTCACTTAAGCATTCTATTCTACTTGCAGTTTGATATTGCTTACCAGTTTTACTTGTTCTTACTGGCTGTGCATCAATTTTAAGTCTTGCTCCCTTTGGCCATCTTGATGAGCCTAAAGCTTCACCATAAACAGTCATGTCTGTACCATCATCTTTAGTGATGTAAACAGTAACCTGACCATCATCTTTCTCAAATGCTTTTTTAAATGAGCATTCAAATGTCTCGTGTTCCATATTTGTCCTTTTGTTTATTTGTTTTATTATATTTCCAAACTTTTGCATTTACATTTTATAACTTATTTCCAAGTATCTTGCCATACTTTTCTTGCAAATACTTTGATTGGATCATTGTCGCCTTTACCCCATCTAAAGTTATCCATAACTAAAGGGTACATTTTTACAATATCCTCTTTAGTTTTGGCTATATCCAAGATATGTTCTATAATACTCATAGCTTGTATAATGGTCTCTAAATGACCCTCTCTGCCTTCCATATCCACGCTGTAAACGTCTTTAATAGAACAATACAGCAATGCAGTAGGTTTATTAAAAAGGTCTTTGTAAAGGGCTTGTTGACGCAAATCAGCGTTTTTTGGATACCATCTGCTATCAATAGCACCAGATTTAAGTCTTTTAATGTAAGCAGTAGCTTTAGTATCTATGATTACATCATCAAACTCAAAGTCAGTTTTACCTATAACGTCATATTTTAATCCATATTTTTCGCCAGGTATTTGTTTTTCATTTTGATAAGAAACAATTTTTCCAAACTGTGGAAGTTCTTTAACAAACTGAGTAGCAATTATACCAGACCAAAGGCATTCGTCATCTGACTCATCACCATTATTTTTTAGGTATTCGGTTTTTGCATAATCTATGATAACTTCTTCATCAGTGATTTGGTTTTGCAAAGCGTGTTCTGCTGCAGCTTCAGCAGTACTACCCATTATCATTCTGGCATTAGCTTTAGAATCAAAATCATATAAATTATTTATAATCCAGTGAGGTGGACTATCAATAAAACTATTAGTTTTTGAAGCACTATGTCTATATTCAATCTTCATGTTTATCTCCTTATGGTTAATAATATTCAAAAGTATTGTAGTTCATCTTATAATGTATCTGTAGATATATTAAAAGGTAAAAGAACTGTTGGTAATAGTAACGAATATAAAATATATAATTTATGTATTTTACTTTCTTGGCTATTGCACCCTACACAAGTGTATGGGTGTAAGAGCACTATTGCTCGTTTACATAATTGTAATAAAAACAGAGTTTATAGACTTAATAATCTATACAATAAAAACAAAAAATTTAGATCTTTTGTTGATAATGCAATAGAAGATTATAAAGTATCTTATGCGTCAGATAGAAAAGCCTGAATTAATATCTACAATTCTAGACAAACGTAAAGTATGGTTAAATATACGTGAATCTCGTTTAATGTATATGTTTCATAGAAAGCTCATATCTATTGAAGAATATGAAGCTGGATCTAGATATCGTCTTATGTGTGAACTTCAAGGTGGTGGTACTGGCAATGTTCTTAAAGAACGTATTGATGGAACCAACACAGATTTTATTACATCATCTCTTGGAGCTGCACTCGCAGTCAAAGATGTTGATGATGAGATAGGCAAAAGACTATCTAAAATTATGAAGTTGTTTTGTCATTTTAATTTTGGTATCATTGAGATAGCACATATGTTAAGTATGTCAGAACGCAGAGCATCTAACAACGTACATGAAGGACTATCTAGTTTAGCAATTTATTATGGCTACAAAAAAGTGCACAATACTATCAGAGGACAAGGTACAAAGAATCAAAGACAAAGAGTACCTAAAGTGGGTAGCGTCTAACCCATGTATACTTTGTCAAAATACTCAAAGCCAAGCTCATCATGTTACATTTGCTATGCCTAGAGGTTTCTCACAGAAAGTTGGAGACCAATATACTGTACCTCTTTGTTATAAACATCATCATCAATTACATACAAATGGTATGAGTGAAAAAGATTTTTGGAACAAATTAGACATAGATGCTGTTGATATATGTGGTAAATTTTACAATCATTACCATGATATGTGGAAAAATAAGAACTTTTTCTATGATGATTCTATGCTTTGGCGTACTGTTTATGACGAACTTGTACCTAAGATACAGAATAACATTGATTTTTTACTGCAACCCAAATAACTAATATAGATATCCTCGCCAGAGGTACGTAATTATGACTAAGATTTTAAAGTTTCCTAAAAGAATTAAACCTTACTCAGAGACTTTTTTGACTAATGTAAAACCTGCAGCTATTGGAGATTTTATTAAAGGTCAACACCCTGATATGTCAGTTAGAGCTGCCGATGCTATGGCTCTTGCAATAATTTACAGCACATACCTACAATTAGTATTTGATGAAGAAGGTCACAGAGTGCCTGACAACATCATGGATGCATTAGACGAAAACGATCATTCAACATTTATATGGGCTGCACATGACAAAAAAACGCTACACTAAAAAGAAAATATCTTTCTCACAAGATTCTCATACACTACCTTATGACAAATACAGAGTTGAGTGGGTTGACTGTGTAAGTGATTCTGGCTGGGCTGAGAAAAAAGAATTTACTAATATGAAATTAGCTAATCCTGTTAACGAAGGTTGGCTGTTCTCTAAAGACAAACATTCTATTAAATTGTTTGCAGCATACATTGAAGAAGATGGATCTTATACTTATGGAGATCGTACTAATATTCCTACATCTTGGATTGTAAAGATGACTAAAATTTAACAAGCCAGACAGTCTCCCATCTGGCTC